AGAAAAGGGAGTCTCTGTCGAGGGACAAAGTGGACCCAAGAAAAATGACAGTGTCGCACTGCTCGTCAATGTGAATAAGCAGATGCTGATCATTCTGGATAAGCTAGGCTTGAATGCCAATACCATAAAGCCAGAGGATGGAGCAGATGTATAAAAAAGGCTCATGTTCTCATCTTGATGACTGGATTGACATTGTAAAAAATCATAAGCAGCCGGTGAACATTGAACAAGTGCAGCTTATCGCGCTTGTGGAAGAAAAGCTGCAGGAAAAAGATGTGATTGTTGATATAGCAAAAATCAATGACTGCATCGATTTTATTGAGACATACAGACCATACAAATTAACCCCGATACAGCGCTTTATTCATGCGTGTGTTTCGGGGCTTTTCTATACCGATGGATCCGTGGTCTTCAGAGAGTTTTTTATTTATTCAGGAAGAGGATTCGGGAAAAACTCCTTGATATCAGATATTTCCTTTTATCTTTCCAGCAATCGTCACGGAATCAAAAGATACAACGTGGATATGGTGGCCAACTCAGAGGAGCAGGCAAAGACATCTTTTATGGATGTGCATGAGACAATAGGAAACCACCGAAAGCTTCAGGCGGCATTTACAAGAACACTAGAAAAAATAACCTTCCGGAAGTTGAATGCCGTTATTAAGTTCTGGACTTCTAACGCGAAGACAAAGGATGGGTTAAGGCCAGGGGCAATTGTATTTGATGAAATCCACGAGTATGAAGACACGAAGATCCTCAATGTGTTCACTTCCGCTTTGGGTAAAGTTGCGAACCCGAGAATCTTTTACATCACCACGGATGGTTATTTAAGAGAAGGAGTTCTGGACCATTTCAAAAGAGTGGCGCTGGAGATCCTCAGTGGAAAAGAAAAGCGAAGAAGAATGTTTCCACTCATATGCAGGATTGAAAGTATGGAAGAGTGGGAAGATCCAGAAATGTGGATTAAGGCGAATCCAAACCTTCCATGGCTTCCAAATCTGCAGCAAGAAATGGAACAGTACTTTATCGATGCGAAAGATAGCCAAACCTCCAAGATTGAGTTTTTGACAAAGAGATTGAACTTTCCACTCCAGGATACAACTGTTGTTGTGGCTACACATCAGCAGCTTATTGATGCTTCAGAACTACTTCCAGATCTCGAAGGGTGGGAATGTATCGGCGCCGTTGACTATGCGGATGTGAGGGACTTTATTGGAGTTGGTCTTTTGTTTAGAAAAGGACCTATAAGATATTGGTTAAGCCACACCTTTATCGTTGAAGAATCATTGAGACTTACGAACTACAATCAAGACCTTCTAGCGGTGGCGAAAGAGAAGAATCTTTACACTATCATCCCAGGGCAAATAGCTGATGAAAAGTACATCATTGATTGGTTCCTGACCATGGCCAAGAAATACAGAATCAGAAAGATTGTGGGAGACTCCTTCCGGTTAAAGCTTTTGAAAGAAGGTTTTCTGAAAGCTGGTTTACCCATGGAAGAAGTTAGAGCTGGACCAGCCACTCACAATTTATTGGCGCCAACAATAGACACCCTATTTGGGAAGTGTCTCATCAAATGGGGAGATGACCCGATGATGAGATGGTACGTCAACAATACAAAAGTTGTTACGGATGGAAAAGGAAACAAGACGTATCACAAAATCGAACCCATAAAGAGAAAGACTGACGGCTTCCACGCACTCATTCACGCTCTGGTGAAAGAGGAAGAGTTGCCAGCTGAACCCGTTAAATATCAAAAGAGATTTAAAACCAGAAACTACTAAGGCTGAAAGGGGGTGAACGAGTGGCAAGTGTATTACAAGGAATAAAAGAATGGTTTTTTGGAATTGGAGACAATCCATCTTCCCATGCCAATAGAAGCTATTTTGAAACGCTTCAAACAAAGGTAGCTTTTAAGGAGTATGCGATTCAAATTTGCATAAACAAAATAGCGAACGCTTTGAGCATGTGCGATTACATCACCTATGATCCAAAGGGAAAGAAAACTGATAAAGCCATTAAGGGTAATCTCTGGTATCAACTCAATGTATCACCTAACCCTAATCAATCGTCTGCAGACTTTTGGCAGAAAGCTATCAGGCAAGCTGTTTACGATGTAAATGGAGCGCTGATTATACAGATGGATGGCGGTAAAGGTTTTGTTGTGGCAGATAGCTACGATGTAAAAGAATTCGCTTTTGTCCCGAACATTTATAGCAATATAAAAATTGGGGATCTGCTTATGAATAAAACGTACAATGAAACTCAGGTATTGAGACTAAAGCTCAATAACTCCAAAGTAAAAGAAATTGTGGATGGAGTTTACGAAGAGTACGGAAAACTAATAGGCGGAGCAATAAAGAACTACAATCGCAACAACTCAAAGAAGTTATGGATCAAGATGGGGACCATGTTTAACCAGCTTAATCAAGTGGTTACAGAAAAAGAAGATGGAACGGTAACCACTGAAGCAGATCTCATACTTGATGATTTATTTACGAATAGACTCAAGGGCTACTTTGACGAAAGAGATTCAGCAACACCACTAGAAGAAGGGCTTGAAGTACAAGAGTCTCAAGAGAATAAACAGCAAGGTAAAGAAGTCACCACGAGAGATGTCAAGGATCTCTTAGACGATGTTGTAAATTTCGTTGCGGATGCTTTTGGAATTCCGAGAGGTCTTTTAAAAGGTGATGTGGCCGATGTTGAGGCTATGACAGATAACTTCATTGCTTTCTGCATCAATCCAATTGCGAACGTCATCGAAGACGAATGCAATAGAAAGCTTTATACCCAAGACGAAATAATCAGCGGCAAAAAACTTGCGGTAAAAACAACTAGAATAAAAGCTCATAATCCAGTGGATGTTGCTTCCAGCGCTGAGGCGTTATATAGAATCGGAGTTGCAAACGTGAATTACATCAGGTGGCTCATTAACGAGGAACCTATTGACGAAGACTGGGCGGAAGACTACGCGCTCACGAAAAACTATGAGCGTAACCATGATAAAGGGGAGGTGACTTAATGAAACTATATCAAAAAGAACAGATCATGAAGTCCTTGGAAAACGCAGGCATGAAGATAGACATCAAGCCAAGGCTAGAGCTCAAGAAGAGCGATGAAAAAGCAGAACTTTACCTGTACGGGGACATTATTGAAGATGATTACGTGTGGGATAAAGAGAAACAGTATATTTCTTCCAAAAAAGTGAAGGAACAGCTAGACAATCTCGATGGCGAAGATCTGCTGATTCACATTAACTCTTTCGGAGGGATGACATTCGAGGGTGTTTCGATTTTTAATCTTTTAATGGATTACCCCGGTAATATTGATGTTCAGATTGATGGCATCGCCGCTTCTGCGGCCTCAATTGTAGCCATGGCAGGAAAGACCATCAAAGGAAGATCCAATACCATGCTGATGATCCATAAAGGATGGACCTGGGCCCGCGGAAACGCGGACGAACTGAGGAAAGTTGCGAACATGCTTGAAAAAATCGACGCTGCAGCTGATGAGACCTATATGAAAAAGTTCAACGGAACGAAAGAGGAGTTAATTGCTCTTATCGGTAATGAGACTTATTTGACTGCTGAAGAAGCGCTTGAAAAAGGTTTTTATGATGAGGTAATCGAAACACCTGAAGATGAGGTAAAACCTGAAGCATCTGCAAAGCCGGAAGAACTACAAAAGCCCTTATCACTGTTCGAACTACACAGGATCAATAAAGAAAAGCAAGAAGCAGCTCGCAAGGCTACAAATTTATTTGCCAAATTTAAGGAGGAATAAAAATGAACCATCCAGACAATCAGAAATTTATGGAAATCAAGAACAAGATGCAGTCGGCTATCGCAAACGGAGACACTGAAGGTTTTACCGCTTCCATGGATGATTTCGCCAAAGAAATCCAGAACAGCATCCTGGAAGATGCAAAGATGGCAAGCAGAGACAATCTCTCTATGAATGCCCTTTACATGAACAAGGAGTACAATCTGAGACCGCTGACCAGTGAAGAAGAGAAGTTTTACATGGCGGTTGAAGGAAATACCTTTGCGAATACCCCAATGCCAAAGACTGTCTTCGATAGAGTCTTTGAAGACCTAAGAAAAGACCACTCCCTTCTTTCCAAGATCCAGTTTGTCAATGTGACTGGTGTTACCGAATGGTCCATGAGAAATGGGGATGTTCAGGCAGCTCAGTGGGGCAAGCTTTGCGACTCTATCAAGAAGCAGCTGGATATGGCTTTCAAGGTTGAAAACATCACCTTGAATAAACTTTCCGCTTTTGTGAACATGTGTAAAGCGATGATCAAACTTGGTCCGGTATGGCTTGACAGATTCGTGAGAGAAATGCTCATGGAATCCGTTCAGCTGGGCGCCGAGAATGCAGTCGTTGCAGGTAACGGTCTTGATCAGCCAATCGGTATGATGAAGAATCTTGCCGCTCCAGTAGATCCAGTCACTGGATACGCTGATAAAGCTGCAACCGCAATCACTGACCTGACTCCAGCAACCATCGGAAGAACCATCGTTGCGCCAATGACTAAGAACGGTACCGTAAAGGTTGATGTTGCTGACATCCTCTTTATGGTCAACCCACTTGATTACTGGCAGTCCATCTTCTCCGAACTGTCCTTCAGAACTCCAGAAGGAAACTACGTACTGGATAAGACCTCCATCGGAGCTACTCTTGTACAGTCTGCAGCGGTCCCAGCAGGAAAGATGATCGTCGGAAAAGCGAAGAACTACTTCTTCGGGCTTGGCATGAACACCAAGATTGACGTATCCGATGAATACAGATTCCTGGAGGATGACAGAGTCTACATCGCGAGACTTTACGGTCACGGAAAGCCTGTAGATAATGATTCCTTTGCAATCTTTGACATCACAGGTGTAAACCCTGTGACCCCATAACAAAGGGAGGATATAGAAATGGCAGCTAAAACCACATCTAAATCCTCAGCTAAGCCGGCAGTGGAGCGTCAAGTTGACGCCCCTACTGCTGAAACTAAGAAGACCCAGGCATATAAAGTCATTGAAACCTTCAAGGATGTAGATGGCCATATTTATACAAAGGGGTCCAATTACCCGGCTGAGGGTAAAAAAGCGAAGAATGAACGAATCCACCAGCTTCTCACAAGCGAGAACAGAATGAATAGGCCGTTCATCGAAGAGGAAACGGAGGGATAAAGATGTCCCTAAAAAATGAACCAATGCAGTATCTTCCCATGGCAAAAGGTAGAATCAATGTGACTTTTAACCATAGAGATGAGGATATCAAGAGAATGATTGCGGAAGCTATGGTGAAAATCAGAGCGTGGGTTGGTCAAATAGATTTCGATCCAGAATCGGATGTATCTGACACCATCGGAATCCTCGCCAATGAAATGCTGCTTGATTACGTAAGATACAAGTGGAACGGATCTGGCCAGTATTTTATGCAGGAACACCGGCCGGCAATATTGACACTACAGATGGAGGTGGCCAAGCGTGATAAGAAGAAATAAATACACTCACGATGAATTGAATTCGGGCCAACTTTCCTATGGATCTGACAAGCATACAAGGGATGCCGCCGGGAAACGAACTGGAAGCACTTTTGAAATTGCAGGGATTTTGAACTTTAAAAACATGTCTCTTCGGGAAAGTGATTACAACCTTTATGAGGCGATAGATAAAGTAATCGCTAGGAAAGTGAAGGTCTACTATGTTCCCGGAATAGAAAAAAGCCACAAGGTAATACTTGAAGGTGAAAAGTACGACATCACAAGGATTGATCCAGACAATGAGAAAACCTTCTTGTACCTTTACCTGGAGCGGGTGAATGTATGACAAAAGAAAGAATCGCCACTGTAATAAAAAAGCATTATCCGGATATTCCGGTGTTTGACTCAGATATCAAAAAAGAAGAAGTGGTGGAAAACCCTTCTTTTTTCATGTTCCGGATGTCGAATAGATACACACGTGGCGAGAGTGGCAGAAGTCTCCTCCAAAGAGTGTATGTATCTTTCGTCACGAAGGAATATAAAGAAATCAACGTGCCTCTTCTTGCGCAGGATTTACAGACCGTGCCACTTTATTTTGTGGATTCCGATGAGGAACTTGGAAAAATCCAAGGAACCGACATCGAAGCCATGATGGTCACTATGGAATTTACGATGCAAGTCAAAGGGTGCATGATATGAAATACGATGTAACCCCCAATGGGCAAGATGACCTTATAAAAGCCATGCAAAAGGTTCCAGAAAAGACAGAGGAGTTAATCAATAAAGCTCTTCATTCTTCCGGAGGGAAGGAAGTCTCTATGGCCATCATTGGTTTTATGCCAAAGTCATCGAGAAATAAAAAGCATGCAAAAGAAAGCAACTCCTTAAAACAGGATGATCTGAACCTTGGGTTTAGGATTTATCCGCGCGGAGGAGCTGCACGGAATAAGGGTTCCTTTGGATACCTAGTATTCCCAAATGATGGAAGAGGAGCAAAGAATCCTGTTGCTCAAGGCTTTTTTGAAAAAGGTCTTGAAAGCAAGATGGACAAACTGACGCAAATCGTGTTAGAAGCCCTAGAAGAGGGCGTTAAATTATAGGAGGGTAAAAAATGGAACTAGATAAAAGTTATGATGTAGTCCGGATTACCAACGGATTTATAAGACTATACGATGAGGCCACAAAGACCTACGGAACAGCAAAGTCTACTGGATGTTTAGGAAGCCTGTCTACTGAGTCAGAAACAAGAACTGTGGTTAAGAGATGTGAAGGGGAAGTTGTAGAGGAGGTAACCATCATCACTGCGCTGCTGGTAACATTTACAGGTCATATGCCAATTGGTGTCCTCAGAGATCTGTACGGATTCTCAAATGAAGGCCTCAAGCCTGGCGTGTACGCTATTGGTAGAAAGTCTAAGCCGAAGAAAGGAATCTACACATGGCAGGCGGAAGACCTGTACGATGAACAGAAAAAGTTCATGGCATATCCAAACATGAGAATAACTTCCGGGTACGCATTTTCTCACGAGAATGGCGCTGAAGAAATTGCAGAGGTATCCATCAGCTTTAAGGCTATGAGGGATGAGCTTGGAAACTTCTACTATGATGCTTATGAGAATGAGCTTACAGATGAATCCGTGAAGACAGGATGGGCTCAGACCTTTGATCAGTCTCTTGTTGAACTCGTGACCCCGTAATGGAGGGAGCTTATGTTATATGAACTAGACCTTAAACCTGATGCAGCTGGAGAAATTAAGACAGTGACGCTTGATACGTCGCTGTCTCTTTATTTCCTGAAGAAAATGCAACAGGAAAATCTTTTATCAAAAAACTTTATCGCAAACCTTGTGATGACAGAAGCGGATCCAACGAAAGCAAACTACGATGATCTTCTCAATTCTCCCTATATCGCCTACAGAAATGCAAATCCGAATGGGATGAAGAAAGAAGAGTTCGAAGCGAGCGTTCTCTTTGACATGGACATGTGCTCAGTAGTTTACGCGGACATCATCCAGGGCGAGCAAAAAAGAAGTGGCGCTATGGCCAATTCTTTCAGACGGGTCACTCAAAGAAAAAAGTAAAGAGCGGAGGGAAGAGGATCCCGGAATATTGGAAAGATGTGGAAAGCGTAGAGGATGTTTATTCAATCTACGCTTTTTTATTTAGGATTGATTCCTGGACCGTTTGGCGGCTACCTTTCGCAGAAGTTAGAAGAATCGCCACAAATAAATTAGCAATTGAAGGTTTCCTGAACCAAGAGTAGGGAGGTGTGAACATGGCAAAGAAAGAAGTACAGGTTGAATATAAGGTGCTGAATACGCAGTTTAACTCCGGGATAAAAGATATCACTGGAAAGCTTTCCACCCTAAACAAGGAATTTAAACTGCAGCAAGAAACCATGAAAAACAGTGCCTCGGAAACTGAAAAGCTTGAAGGGAAACTTGAGAAGTTAAACAAGGAGCTGGATCTTTCCAAAGAGAGAACGAAGCTCACAGCTGATGCCTTAGAGATGGCTAAAAAGCAAACTGGTGAGAACTCTAAAGAAACAAAAACATGGAGTGACAGGCTGCTTGATGCCAAGAGAAATGAAGAGTATCTCAAGAACGCCATTACAGATGTAACTGGAGAACTAAACAGTCAAAAGACATCAATAAAAGAGCTCACCAGCGTAGAAAAACTTTCAATAGAAAATTCTCAGCGTAGAATTACACAGTTAAACGAACTTGAAAAAAATTCTGAAGAGCTCACGGACGCTTCTGACAAGCTTTCTAAGTCTTACGATCTGGAGAATAAACGAGTCGGAGAGCTTGAATCAAAATCCAGTGCATTGACTAGGGAAAAGGAATACCTGAGAAAGCAAGTGGATCTGACATCAGAATCCATCATGAATCTAGAGAGACAGTTGGAACTTGCGAAAGAAGAGTACGGAAAAAACTCTGAGCAGGTGAAGAAGCTTGAAGATGCTCTGATGGATGCCAAGATAAAGAATCAAGATTTTACAAACTCTCTTCGAGATGCCGAGAATGGATTGAAGAGATTCGGTGAAAAACTTGAGACCACTGGCAAGGTAATGACGGATACCGGAAAGAAAATGACGCAATATGTGACCCTACCCATCATCGGAGGGGTGGCAGCATCCGTAAAAGCCGCCAGTGATTTTGAAACAGCCTTTACCGGTGTAAAGAAAACCGTAGATGAAGTCGTGGATGCCAACGGAACTGTAACTTATAGTTATGAGAAGCTTGAAAAAGGCATCAGAGATATGGCAAAACAGATGCCATCATCCGCGAATGAGATCGCCGGTGTAGCTGAAGCAGCTGGACAGCTTGGAATAAAGACTGAGGACATCTTGTCATTTACTGAAACCATGCTGATGCTGGGTGATTCCACAAATCTCAGTAGCCAGGATGCTGCTACATCTCTCGCAAGACTTGCGAACATCACGGGAATGCTTCCAAAGGATTTCAGCAGATTGGGTGCCACAATTGTAGACCTTGGAAATAATCTGGCGACAACCGAAGCAGAAATTGTCAATATGGCCATGAGGCTTGCGGGTGCTGGTACACAGGTAGGAATGAGCGAAGCGGAAATCTTATCTTTGTCCGGCGCTTTGAGTTCCGTGGGAATTGAAGCTGAAGCGGGTGGATCTGCATTTTCAAAAGTTATGATCAATATGCAACTGGCAGCTGAAAAAGGTGGAGGGTCCCTGGACCAATTCGCTGAAGTGGCTGGGGTATCATCAAAGCAATTCGCGAAAGCTTACAAAGAAGACGCAACAGAAGCGCTCATGATGTTCATTGATGGTCTTGCATCCTCAGAAGAACGCGGAATATCCGCGATTAAAGTACTGGATGACATGGATATCAAGGAAGTGAGACTCAGAGACTCTCTATTAAGAGCGGCAAATGCTTCCGGAGTATTCAGTGAGGCCCTTTCCATCGGATCAAAAGCGTGGGAAGAGAATACAGCGCTAACAGACGAAGCCAGAAAGAAATATGAAACCTTTGAATCCAAGATGAAGATACTCAAGAATCAGATCACCGATATCGCCATAGAGTTTGGTGGTCCGCTCATGGACGCGCTGTCTAATGTGATGGAACTGCTGAAGCCTACAATAGAGAGAATTGCAGACCTCGCAAAACAATTTAATGAGGCTAGTCCAGAAACTCAGAAGATGGTCATTAAAGTGATTGCTCTTACTGCTGCATTAGGACCAGCGCTGACAGTGGCAGGAAAATTTGTCTCACTCATAGGATCCATAACCAAAGCTGTAGCCGTGGCTAAACCAGCCATGGCGGTAATGGCAACGGGTGCTTCCGGAGTCGGAACAGCAGCTGGAGCGGCAGCAGGCGCTGGCGGTCTAGCTGGTCTTTCTGCAGGTCTTGGAACTGTCATTGCGGCGGCTGCTCCATACGCTTTAGCTGTTGCTGGAGTGGCAGCGGCAGGGTATGGAGTTTATAAGATACTCAACCAAGATGTAATTCCGGAAGTAGATCTGTTTGCTGAACACGTCGCGTACTCTACCAAGACAATTACAGACGAATACGGAAACGTTACAAGAGTAATTGAAGATGTATCTGTCACTATATCGGAGAAAACGCAGGCTCAGGTCGGTTCATT